AATGAGTGACTTTTTAAAAGAAATAATTAAAGAAACAGGTAATGAATATGCAACCCTAGTAAGTGAGGGTGTAGAAGCAGGTGATGTAGATAGTTTTATAGATACAGGTTCACACGCTCTTAATGCTCTACTATCAGGTTCTATCTTTGGTGGTATGCCATCAAACAAAATAACAGCAATTGCAGGTGAAGCTGCAACAGGTAAAACTTTCTTTGCATTAGGTATTGTAAAGGCATTTTTAGACAAAAACAAAGACGCAGGTGTGATTTACTTTGAATCAGAAAGTGCGTTAACAAAAGATTTAGTTGAAAGTCGTGGTATTGACAGTAAAAGAATGGTCATAGTACCAGTTGCGACAGTACAAGAATTTAGACATCAATCCATCAAAGTAATTGACAAATACCTTGAACAAGATGAGAAAAATAGAAAACCTTTAATGTTTGTATTAGATAGTTTAGGAATGTTATCTACTACAAAAGAAATGGAAGATACAGCCGAAGGTAAAGAAACAAGAGATATGACAAGAAGTCAAATTGTTAAGGCTGCATTTAGAGTATTAACACTTAAACTTGGTAAGGCAAAAGTACCAATGATTATGACCAATCACACTTATGATGTTATTGGTTCAATGTTTCCACAAAAAGAAATGGGTGGTGGTTCTGGATTAAAATACGCTGCTTCAAATATTGTCTATCTATCTAAACGAAAAGAAAAAGATGGTAAAGAAGTTGTTGGTAACATCATACATTGTAAAAACTATAAATCAAGGTTAACAAAAGAAAATGCGTTAATAGATGTTAGATTAACATATAAAGATGGCCTTGATAAGTATTATGGTTTATTAGACCTTGCTATCAAACATAACATATTTAAATCTGTTTCTACAAGAATAGAACTACCAGATGGATCAAAACAATATGCTAAAACTATCAATAATGAACCTGATAAATTCTTTACTAAAGATATTCTCGCTCAAATTGACGAGGCCGCCAAAAAAGAATTCCTCTATGGCGCAGAATAGATTTGTTTTTGCTCAACGTGATGTTGATGATTACAGTTGTATAAAGATTACGGAAGGCCCTTACAAGGATATCATATACACATATGGTCATGTAAAGTTTGCTTCTGAAGAAAATGAACGAGGTGAATTACCTTTAAAGTTTGATTATGATATTAAAAAGAATCCTAATGATGTTGACACTACAAGTGAAGATTTTAAACATTACATAGGTGATATATTAATTGAAGTAGTTGAAAAACAATTAGAAAATGGAACAATTAAGTTTGAAAAATAAGTATATAAAAACATATGATAATGTATTGACAAAAGATCAATGTCAACATTTAATAGATAAGTTTGAAGACTCAGCTTCACAGCAAGTCAAAACAATATTAGATGGACATATGTCATTTACAGAAATCAATATTAGTATGCATGATGATTGGCAAGAATATTCTGATATACTTTTTCCTAAGTTTAGAGAGCTTGTTGACAAATATACAAAAGATGTTAATATAGATAATATAAAACAATGGCCAGAAAAATTTGGTTTTGAACAAATAAGATTTAAGAAATATGAACCTAACGGTGAAGATGAATTTAAGACACATGTAGATGTGACTAACTATAACAGTGCTAGAAGATTTTTAGTTTTTTTTATGTATTTAAATGATAACGATGGCGGCGAAACAACATTTCCTGATTACGATATTAAGATCAAACCTGAAGTGGGTAAGGTGCTTGTATTTCCACCATTGTGGACATTTAAACATACGGGAGAAAAACCAATTAATCAACCAAAGTATATTATAGGAAGTTATCTACATTATGTCTGATCAATTTGAAAAAACACTTTTATCCAATCTAATACATAACGAAGATTTTACTCGTAAAGTTATTCCTTTTATAAAAGAAGATTTTTTTAAAAATAGAGATGAAGTAACTCTATTTAATATTATCAATGACTTTGTTGTAAAATATAATAATCTCCCAACAAAAGAAGCAATTACTATTGAGTTGTCTAATAACAAAACACTTACCGAAGATGAATACAAAAATACAAAAACTTTATTAAATAGTTTAGTATATGAAGATGTTGAACAACAATGGTTGTTAGATACGACTGAAAAATTTTGTAAAGATCGTGCTGTCTATAATGCTGTTCTTAAAGGTATTAAGATTATTGATGGTAAAGATAAACATCATACACCAGAAGCTATACCAAGTATATTATCTGAAGCACTTGGTGTTTCATTTGATAGACACATAGGGCATGATTATCTAAATCAAACAGATGACCGATTTGAATATTATCATAGAACTGAAGAACGATTAAAGTTTGATTTAAACTATTTTAATCGTATTACAAAAGGTGGTTTACCACCTAAAACTTTAAATGTAGCACTTGCAGGCACAGGTGTTGGTAAGTCCTTATTCATGTGTCATATGGCTGCGGCTGCTATAACGCAAGGTCGTAATGTATTGTATATTACTTTAGAGATGGCTGAAGAAAGAATTGCTGAAAGAATTGATGCTAACTTATTAGATGTAACAATAGATGATCTTTATGAAATGCCTAAAGAAGTTTATGATAATAAAATTTCTAAATTGCAAAACAAAGTAAATGGTCAATTAATTATTAAAGAATATCCTACTGCGTCTGCTCATAGTGGTCATTTTAAAGGACTGATTGATGAACTTGCGTTAAAGAAATCATTTAAACCTGATATAGTATTCATTGATTATTTAAACATATGCACTAGTAGTCGTTTCAAAGGTGGTAATATATCATCTTATTTTTTAATCAAAGCAATTGCTGAAGAATTAAGAGGTCTTGCTGTTCAGTATAATGTTCCTATTGTATCGGCTACACAGACAACAAGAACTGGCTATATGTCAAGTGATGTTGGTTTAGAAGATACATCAGAATCATTTGGTCTTCCTGCAACTGCTGACTTTATGTTTGCTTTAATATCGAATGAAGAACTTGAAGAACTAAATCAAATTAAAGTAAAACAATTAAAAAATCGTTACAATGATCCTGCTGTTAATCGTGCCTTTATTATAGGTGTTGATAGAAGTAGAATGAGATTGTATGATGTAGAACAATCTGCTCAACAGATTGTAGATAGTAACCAAGAAACAAAAGAAAAACTTGAAAAACCATCAGGTCCACAACCTGCTGAGGTTTATGATAAGTTTTCGGACTTTAAAATATGAGAAAAAGAAAACCATCAATATACTACAAAACTGAAATGGTCAAAGTAAAAGATGAAATACTTTGGCGAGCTGTAGAAATGCCAAGTAAGTTAGTAATAAAAGAGTCCTTCTTTGAAGAAGATGTAAAAGAAATTGTCAAGTTTCAGAATAAAAATAAAACATTTGGCATCTTTGGTTTTCCACCATTCTTTGATTGTAGAAGTGAAAAAGAAAAATTGTCAGACAAGGGTAAATCTAATTACAATCCAACAACTAGTATTCAAAGAATAGGTCGTAAATAACATACATAAATATATGTATGGCAGACTTAACAACATTAGCGGAATCATCACAAGCATTATTTTGTGCAATTGCTGATTACATTGGTGTAAAAGAAACTAATATCATATTTGACACAAATGTTTCTCCAAACTATACTGAGTTTAGAAGTAAAGTAAAAGAAAAAACAATAAAAGAAGCTCATAAAAGAATTGATACACCAGGTGTTCAATTATTAGATATAGAAACCTTTTTAAAAAAAGATGAAAAATGGTTTGTATCATCAATGCAAATTGCAAAAAAATTAGTTAATGATATTAACTCAATTGATCCAGATTTAAAAATTGCTCAAAAAGGATTTCAAAAGTTATTCTATTTTAGAGGTGATAGTGATGTTATGGGTAATATTGAAAAATTATTTAAGATAGCAAACAAGTCTGGATATAAATCTCAAACAAAATTTGGTAACGTAAATAAATGGAATCCTGCAGATATATATTTGGCTAGTGACACAGCTAAAAAAAAAATTATCAATGAGGTAAGAACAGCTAAAGAAAAAGTTTATACATTTCAAAACTTAAATATATTAACATCAGACTTAATTGATAGTGGTGATCTATTACCATTATCACTTAAAAAAACTACAAAAGAAGCCATTTTACAACAAGTAAATTTTGACAGAAAAACTGAAATAAATTTAATAAAAAAAATTAAAATTAAAAATGTTACTGATTGGAAGCCATATAAACTAGTTAAATATCCTAATAAAGGTGAAACTAGAGATATGAGAATACTTATAGAAACAGGT